TTATTAATTCAGGTTCATCATCAAGAGGACTTGAATCAACTGAAGCACAGTCAACAGGATTACAACCTGATACAAGAACTGACGCAACAATTAATTCTCCAAACCCTGACAAACAATGGAAGCCAGGAATGCCAAGAACAGGTCCAAACTTATTTGCTGATGATATATTTGCAGAAATTGGACCAAGAGGTGGAATCAAAGAAAGTGATAAAGCACCAAAGAGTGACACCCCAAATGAAGACCCCAAAGGTGAAGGAACTGCAAAGGGTGATGCAAGTGGAAAGAGAGGAGCAAAAGTTACAGCAGAACAAGAAAAAACTTTACAGAATAAGGTTGATGACTTCAATGAAAAAGATAGTAATACCAAGAATGGTCGTGCTACATTAGGAGCATTAAAATCTGTATTCCAAAGAGGATTGGGAGCATATAATACTTCTCATTCACCAAAGGTTCAATCATCAGAACAATGGGCTTATGCTCGTGTTAATGCATTTTTATACCTACTTAAAAATGGTAGACCAGAGAATCCTAAATATGATACTGATTTTGACTTACTACCAAAAGACCATCCAAAGGCACAAAAGATGTCTGAAGAGGTTGTAGATGAAGAATTTATTGATTCAATCACTGACTATCCTGAAGGAGTTAAAAATGAAGCAAAGAGAGCCGTAGATTGGGCTGAAAAAAATGGATGGGGTTCATGTGGAACTGCTGTTGGTAAAACAAGAGCATCACAACTTGCAAAGGGTGAACCTATTTCAGTTGATACATTAAAAAGAATGTATTCCTACCTATCAAGACATAAGGCTGACTTACAATCATCTAAAAGTTTCGAGGACGGTTGTGGCTCCCTGATGTATAGCTCATGGGGGGGTGAAGCAGGTCTTACATACGCCGAAAGAAAACTAAAACAATTAGAGAAGATGAAAATGGTATTCTCTGTTGTCGATGAAGAAAAGAAAATCATTGTTGGAGCTGCTATGGTGCCAAACAAGATGATTCATAGATACGATGACTTGGGGAACTTATACTATGTATTCTTCTCAAAGGAATCAATCAAGAAGATGGCTGACAAATTCTTGAAAGAAAAAAGAACTGATGAAACTTCAATAGAACACAATGGTTTGAAGTTAGGTTCTAATAAAGTTTATATAACAGAATCGTGGGTTTCAGAAGACCCTATTTACGATAAATCAAATAAGTATGGATTTGAATTACCTGCAGGAACATGGTTTGTTTCTATGAAGGTTAATGACGATAAAGTATGGAAAATGATTAAAGATAAATCTCTGACAGGATATTCCGTTGAAGGATTATTCGCGGAGAAATCAGTTTTCTCAAAAGAAGACAAACAAATAAACCAAATAACAAAATTACTTAAATCAATTAAAGATTATGACAAGTAAAGAAGCAATCAAAAAGATAATGACTATTCTTAATTTCAACGAACACAAATTTTTTGAAGCAAAAACTGAACAAGGAGTTGCAATGAAAATGGAAGATGAGTTGGAAGTAGGTAAAGTTCTTTATGTTGTAACTGACGAAGGAATGATTCCAGCACCAGCGGGAAAACATACTATGGAGGACGGAATGGAAATTGAAGTCGATGAGATGGGTTCTGTTTCTAAAATCAAAATGGGCGACCAATCTTACGCAGAAACGGAAGACGCCAAAATTGAAGAAAAGAAAAAGAAAGAAGACATCAAAGACGAATCAATGGCTGAATCCAAAGAAATGGAAATCGAAATGGAAGATGGGGACATAAAACTTAAAGACGGAGAAGTATTGAGAATGGGTTCGGACTCAATGGAATCAGGTGTTAAAGTTAAGAAAGTCGGTTATGATGGAACTTTATCTGCAATCGCAGATGGTTCTTATGAAACTGCAAACGGTAAAGTAATAAGTATCGTTGGTGGTCAAATTCAAGGAATGCAATCAAAGAAGGCTGAAGAGGCTAGAGGTGGTATGTTCGTTGAAGCAAAAACTGCTGAAGGTGCAATCGTTGACTCTCCAACTTATGATGTTGGTGAATCAATAGACATTGTAAAAGATGGTGAGAAATCACCAGCACCAGATGGAGAACATCAAGTGATGTTAAAAGATTCTGAAGGCAAAGAAGTGAAAATCAGAGTTATGGTTAAAGACGGTAAGATTGTAGAAAGAGAAAATGTTGAAGAAAAAGCAGAAGAATTTGCTGCTCTTGCTGAAGCATTCGCAACTACAATTAAGCGTTTGGAAACTAAACTTGATGACATGGCAAGAAAGAATGAAGTTCTTGAAGCTAAATTCAAGAAGTTCTCGAATGAACCAGCAGGTTCAAGAGTTACAAAAAACTCAACAATAAACCAAGAATCTTTCTCTCTAACCAATTCAACAAAGTTGGAAGGTATGAGAAGATTAAGAGAGAAACTTTCTCAATAATAAAAAACAAAAATTAAAACTAATAAGATGAAAAAAAATCTTTCAAAATTGAATTTTAGTTATGATTTAGGTGGTCTATCAGCATATGTTGACCAATTAAATTCTGACATCATTTCAGAAGCAGTTTTGACTCCTGTTACAATGGAATATGTAAATGTAATCCCTGGTATTAAAGGTACTCAAAATGTAAACTTACTTTCTGAAACTCTATCTGTACAAACAGGTACAACTTGCGGATGGAACAATGCAGGTGATGTAACTTTCACAGTTGCTCCAGTTACTGTTCAGTCATTAAAAGTGAACCAATCATTGTGTTTACAAGAATTGAACACGCTGTATTTAGGACAATTCTTAAATGCGGGGTCATATAACGAAAATGCACCATTTGAACAGGCTATTATCGACCTACAAACGAAGCAAATCAAAAGATACAATGAGAATTTAGTATGGGGTGCTACAAGTGGTACAAATACTTTCTCTGGTTTCAAAGAAATCTTTGGTTCAGCATCTTTCACTGCTGATGGTGGTGTTAAATTAACAGGTCAAACTGCTTTATGTTCTGTAACAGGTTCTAACGCAACTGAAAAAGCAAACAATGTTCTTGCTCAAATTGACAACTTAATCACATCAATGTCTGCTGATGTTTATGACAGAGATGATATTATCATCTTCATGTCTCAAACACAATTCAAGTGTTACTTAACTGCGGTTAGAAATGTAAACAACTTCTACATCGACAGTTCTGAAAATAAATTAGGTTCAGTTTATTCTGTATTCCACCCACAAACTAACTACAAAGTTGTAGGTGTACCAGGATTAAATGGTTCTAACTTAATCGTATTAGGCGCACAACAATACTTCTTAGTAGGTGTTGACCTTGCTTCAGATGAAGATTCATTCAGAGCATGGTGGTCTCAAGACTTAACAATCAGCAAACTAACAACTGAAGGTCTTGTAAAATCGGAAGAATTGCTGGAAACTCTTTAACAAGACAATCAGCAGCCGAGCCTGATGGGGACATCAGGAAGGTTCAACGACTAACGGTATACAGGTAGAACACCAATGAAACCGACACGAGCATCCGACACCGATAAAAAGGTGATGATATAGTCTGAACACCACATATAAGTTAAAAATGAAAGTGGTGAAATTGAGGATAAAGAACCTCAGTAGATAAAAACAAATCCTGTTCAGGAAGTTAGAATTATGGCAGCATGGAAGCTGGGAACCGCTATAGCATTTCCACAGTTCTTTGTAACTAACGGTTTATCTTAAACCAAAAATATTGGTCGGAGGGGATTAGTCCCCTCCTTCTAAAACAAATAAACGAAACTAATAAATTTATATAACATGGCTTGTAATTTAAGTGCAGGAATTCAATTAGGATGTAGAGATAATACAGGGGGTCTGAAGACCTTGTGGATTACTGACTACACTAATGTGACTTCTATCACATCTTCAACAGGAGATACTATCACAGCAATATCAGGAAGTGGAACATTTTATGAATTCCAATTGATTAGAACTTCATCACAATTGACAGAGACAGTAAATGCCTCTTTAGAAAATGGTACAGTTTTTTATCAAGGTGAGGTCGTAACTTATTTCAACAAACTTTCTCAAGACAAAAGAAATATCTTGAAGACACTTGCACAATCTCCGCAATTGGCAATCGTGGCTGAAGATAATAATGGTCAATACTTCTATTTAGGTCAAACATACGGATGCTTCATCAGTGCTGGTACTTCAGTTACAGGTAAGGCATTAGGAGACCAAAATGGTTATAACATGACTTTCCAATATCTTGAACCAAATCCAATGAACCAATTATCTGGTACATTGAGTTCAATCACAACAGGTATTACTGTTCAAGGATAATAAAACTAATTAACATGGGGGGTGAATAGCCCCCTGTGTTATATTTATATTTGTATGCTGATAATAAAAACCGCACAGAGAAATTCATTAGTTGTAACTGTTTCACAGAACTCAACCATACCAAACCCAGAGTGGTTATTCTCTTTCACTCACATATTTTCAAAACAACAAGTTAGATTTATTCCAACAGATATTTCTATTTCAAGAAGTAGATATGACGAGTTTGAATTTATTGAAGGACAAGGTACAGGTGAGATTGCGTTTCCTTTTGAAGGTCAGTACAATTATGCAATTTTTCAACAGCCTGCTGGCAGTGGGAATCTGAATCCACAATTATCTGATGGTGCAGTTGAATATGGTACAGCGGTTGTTATTGTATCATCAGCGGACACAACAAATGAATACTATGTTGAGTTTATTTCTAATAATGAATTTAACTCGAACTATATCTTTGCCCCAAATGAGTTGAATCCACCAACACCAACTGCTACTGTAACATCAACACAAACACCTACTCCTACAACTACTCCAACCAATACTACTACACCAACAAATACAGCATCAGTAACACCAAGTCCTGAACCAACAAGTACTGCAACACCAACTAATACTTCAACTCCTACACAAACGCCAACCAATACTACAACCCAAACTCCTACAAACACAGAAACAATCACACCAACCCCAACTACTACTACAACATTAACTACAACTCCTACCAATACTCCTACGCCTACTACTACTTTAACTACCACTCCTACGAATACAAGTACTCCAACTCCGACACAAACCCCTACAAACACTGCAACGCAAACATCAACACAAACACCTACACCGACAACGACAACTACATTGACATCTACGCCAACTCCAAGTGTAACGACAACTCAAACACCGACAAACACACAAACACAAACACAGACTCCAACAACGACAACTACATTAACATCTACTCCAACTCCGACACAAACTCCTACAAATACATCAACGCAAACTCCTACTACAACTAATACATCAACTCCTACACCAACACCGACTCAACCATTAGGTTCTGCCGAGGCGTTATTCTATTTGAATAGAGTTGTAACATCGGGTGGAACTGTAAGTTCAACTGCATCAGGTGCGACGATTACATTATTCAATTCATTATTCTCAAATAATTTATGGGATAAAATAAATGCGTTCTATCCTGTATTAGGTGGAGTTGCAGCATCACATTCTATTAACGCAAAATCTTCAGGAACAACTTATGACCTTGTATTTAATGGTGGATGGACACATACATCAGATGGTATGCAGGGTAATGGAATAAATGGATATGCAAATACATCATTAAATCCAAACTCTGTATTTGGAACTGGAACAACTCACTTATCTGCATATATTAATCTTCAAGGTTCTGTTGGAGATAGAATTTATGATATTGGTGCAAACGCAAGTGATGGTGCATTAACAGCCCAATTAAATTTAACAGGTAAGAGAACTTCAGGAACAGGTAATAACACATTATTTGATGCTGGGGATTTTGATGGTGGAAATGGTCGTGTATCAACTACATCTCAAGCATCTGCAAGTGGTATGACCGTTGGTTCTGTTAGAAGTGCAACAGATAGAACTCTTTATAGAAATGGAAGTAATATTGCAACTCAAACCGCTAATGAACCAATAATTTATACTACTAATAATTTATATATTGGAGCACAAAATGCTGGTGGGACAGGAGCATCTTATTTCTCAAGTAATAGATATGCATTTATTACAATTGGTTCTGGTTTAACTAACACAGAAATTGTTAATCTATCAACAATCATAAACACATACGAAACTTCATTAGGAAGAAACACATACTAATATGACATCAGGAGAATTGGTGGGGTTATTAACCCTTATTGAAAAAGAAGCGGTAGAAGGAAAAAAATATACAACAGATGCTTATTTTAATCCTATTCAAGACACTAATGCAAATTGGGTTATATCAATTCAAGAAATTAATTTTTGTACTGAACCTGATTATCAATGGGTTAAACAATTACCATTAATAGAATGGACGGGTTATTATAGTCCATCAGGAACAACAATAAATCAATAGTCCTGATTATTCATTAAAAAAAGTATATTTATAGATATGGAAGAACAAAAAATTAACGAAGATTTATTCAGAGTATTCAGTGGAGTACAAGCCAGAGTTCCTATAATTGAAGAACAGCCAGGTTATAATTTTAGAACGCCATGGGTTTTCTATGGTCCTTCAAACCTCGCACCCCAAGAATTAATTCGTTTATATAACAGTTCTCCGACTCATAGAGCGTCTGTAATGTCAAAGTGGTATGGAGTTAGAGGAGAAGAATTATCATTGAAGGATGGAGACAATTCTCGTCTTATGATGGCTAATTCTTTAGGTGATTCCATCTTTGATATTTGGAATAAGTGTACCCTTGATTTTATACTCTATGGTTCGTTTAGTATAAATATTGTTTATAAAAATGACCGTGATTTAGGTTTTGAAATGTATTCAATGGATACATCAAAATTGAGAGCAGAGAGAAGTGACATCAATGACCATGTAAACAATTATTTTTATTCATCTGATTGGGCAAATCCAAAGAAGTTTGTTCCAAGAAAATTACCAGCAATGAGTTTCAATGCTGATGAGCCTTCTCAAGTATTTTATTATACAACACACTCACCAGGAAATGAGTATTATGCAACTCCTACATATTGGGGAGGTGCTACATCAATAGCAACAGAAGTCGAAATATATAACTGGTTCCATTCAAACATTGTAAATGGTCTACAACCATCATTATTTGTTTCACTAAATTCAGGAATCCCTGCACCTGAACAGAGACAAGAAATCTACGAAACTCTAACTGCGAAATATGGTGGAAGTAATAATCCAGGAAAGTTGATGTTGACCTTTGCCAATTCAAAAGAAGAAGCACCTGAAATCACAACCATTCAACCAAATGGAACTGATAATATGTTTATTGAATTATCGAAGAAAGTTCAAGAATCTATTATAACCAGTCATCAGATAAGTAGCCCCGAGTTAATCGGAGTTCGTACTCCTGGTGCTTTAGGCCAACCTAATCATTTAGAAGCCCAAGACCATTTCCAACATCTTGTTATTTTTCCAATTCAGG